GCTATCTTTTTCAATCCTTCAGGTCCGTGATAGATTGCATAGAATGCAGACATGTTTGCTAGTAATGCCTGTGCTGTACAAATATTACTTGTTGCTTTATCTCTTCGTATATGTTGTTCTCTAGTCTGTAATGCTAATCTATATGCAGGATCACCATTTGTATCTTTAGATAATCCAACTATTCTACCTGGTACTTTTCTTTTATACTTGTCCTTACATGCAAAGAATGCAGCATGAGGACCTCCAAAACCCATGGGTATACCGAATCTCTGCATACTACCAACTGCTATATCAAATCCCATATCACCTACAGGTTTCATTAGTACCTGACACATAGGATCTACAACTGCAATCTTAACAACTTTATGTACATCACAAACTCGCATCAATCCATTAGGTTGTTTGAGTTGACCAACAGAGTTAGGCAGTTGCATAAGAAATCCAAATGCAGTTTCAAACTCGTCTAATGGTATAGGAGCATTCAAATCAAGAGTTACTATATTAATACCTAATGGTTCTGCTCTTGTCTGTAAAACTTGAAGTGTAGAAAAGAATACTCTACTGTCTACTAAAAATGTATTGTACTTAGAAGATGAGTTGTATGCTAGAGTCATTGCTTCTGCTGCTGCAGTTGCTTCATCTAATAAAGATGCATTTGCTATTGGCAATCCAGTCAACTCTGTAACCAGAGTCTGAAAATTAAACAATGATTCTAATCTACCTTGTGATATCTCTGCCTGATATGGTGTGTATGATGTGTACCATGCAGGGTTTTCTAATACATTTCTTTTAATAACAGATGGTGTTACTGTATTATAATATCCTTGACCCATCAAAGATGGTTTAGGTTTGTTTGCTTTTGCTATATTCTTAAGTTCACTTAGTGCTTTATATTCATCACATCCTTTTGGTAAGGTTGTCTTCTCTCTATACAAAATAGAATCTGGTACAATATTTCTAACAAGTTCATCTAGACTAGATAGACCCAAATCTTCAAGCATTTGCTTCTGCTCTGACTCAGAAGGTCCAATATGACGCTTAGAAAACATCTACTCTCCCAACGAATGAATAACAGGTTTTTCGTTCCTTAATATATTATACAGATCTTTATTTTCAGCAGAAGATACTGGATAAAATTCTGCTGACGCATCAAATCCATCATACCTATGTGCTTGATTGATTACAATAGAACCATTCTGTCCTGATGTAGACCTATGAAATGTACCACGAGGTATAAACAAGGCACCACTTTGTCTATTAAGATGCACTATATGATATGGGCACTTCCAATCATAATTTACCAACTCAAAAGTTCTTTCACCTGATACAACTCTATTATAATCATCTTGAAAACTATGAATGTAGAACTGTTTACCTCCTACACAATCAGGTGGAGGTGATACTGCAGGACCTTCGTGAACAACTAAGTCTGCTGCATTGCATTCTTCTACTGTTATGTCATAGAAAATAACATCGTCTGTTTCTCTGAACACACGATGCTTTCTAAAAATCACACTACTCATTTTTTGAAGACTCCTAGTTTTGCTAGAAGGTATACTGATAATACTGTCCAAAAGACAACTTCTAATCCTATGTTGTTCATACCCAGTTTGGTTTACGATCAGGTTTTCTTAGGTAGTTATTTTTTACCCAAGGTTTTGCTGCTATGTATCTCTTATATGCAGTAAAAGTATCGATAGTGTTATCGAACTTAAACTCAGGATACATTGCTCTAGCAAATGATTTTGGTCTTTCCAAAGTAAATGGAATCATACCACCTGCTTCTAGTATAGTCTCTTCACAACTATGGGTTTTACCATAACGATGAGTATACTCTTCACACAATGCCATACCATGAGCAACCAACCACCAAGCATTGATGTTGGATTCATTTGCCCACGCTGTACAAGGATGATTACGAAATGCACCCTTCTCAGTTTTATATGGTTGACCATCAGTACGATGGATTTCACCATATCCCCAACCCCATTTGTCAGAGCATACAATAGATAACATTTGACATGTTTCTAGTGGCATCTTGACAATGTGTCTGTCAGGTAAAGACTGAGCAGATAGTGTTGGAGATGGGTCAGTTACAAAGATGTTCATTACCAAGTTTTGTTATGAGTGTTCACTTCTACTGGTGTGTCAGTCTCAACATGATTGTGTTCTATATTCTCGATGTTGAGATGTTCAAGAGAGTTTGCGATTCTCTCAAGTGCAGTTGCGATTCTGTCGATGTCGATTGGATTACTCATTCGTTACTCCTCCATTGCTTTCTCATTGTAACATAAATATCATTTTTTGCAACCATATCTCTTACACGTTTAAATATAGTAGCAGACTTAGCATATTTACAAGTAGCATGATCTGGTTCTTGGGGTCTTACATTACCTTCATCATCATATTTCTTTCCTGTGTGATGATTAGCATAGCGTCTTGATCTAGTAAATCCCATCTCTAAAAACTTACGACACATATCCATACCTATAAAGTCTTTCTCTTCAAGGTAATCCAAATACATATCAAAGATAGTATGAGCAGATTCTAGTGCAATCTCTGGAGTCTTAAATCTCCAATGAGCACAGATATCGTCAGTATAAGGGCGAACCAATAGAACTCCTTGCTCTCCCCTTCCAATACGATAAAGTTCACGAGTTTCCTCATTTGTAAAGTCAAGAGACTTGTAATCGAGGTCATAATTAAATTCTTTCATGCTATTATTATAGCATATAATATTACGCAGGGCAAGTTGGAGGAGGCATTTTAGGAAATCTTAACCTCTTCTTCCATCTTTCTATAAAATCTTTTATTCTCTTGTCCATTATTCTTCTATTTCAAAGAACCATTTGATTGATTTAATGTAGTCAAATGTGCAACCTATATCTTTGTCGCAGTTGGTATCATATTTACGATCACATAAAAACTTTCTTAGTTCGTAGACAGACTCGAACTTTCCTTGATGTCTTTCTTGTTCGTCGTAAAGGTGATACTTCATCCTATATCCTCTGGTGCAGGGATGCCTTTACTCTTTGCAAACTCTTTCATATATTCTTCTCTACCATCTTTAGTAAAGACCTTCTTCTCATAATCAAAATAAGGATGAGGTTCAGCAGAGACTACTGGATTCTTTGATTTGTTTTTGATAACAATAAATCTATCAGCAGCAAACGTACCTGCTATTTGTACTTCATACTCGTCAGTAGGTAACCAGTTGTAAGACCCATCTCTTTTCGTATGTGCCATATACTCATTGATTTTACTAATCAACTCTGGTGTAAGTTGCATGGGTTGTTCACCTAAATCTACTGATTCAGATAATACTCTTTCATCTGCATCTAGTTTACCAATCATAAGTCTCCTTGTTTACGGTTTTCGGAATAGTGTACATCAAATTCTCCACCTGGATATCTACTCTTCAACTTCTCTACATTCATTTCGATTATCTCTTCTGGGGATACATCTAGTGCTATACATGCTTGTATAAAATACCACATAATATCACCTAGTTCACGTTTCATATGAAATAGATTTTCTTGGTTAACTGGTTTACCTTGGAAAACTATCTTCTTTACTATTTCTGTGAACTCACCTGACTCAGCAGATAGTCCTAATGCAGCAGTTAATGCTCTGTGTGTAGGAAAGTCTTTAGAGTTTAAATCTCTTAGACGATCTTGAAAATGTCCGCCATACTTACTTTCTTCTGACGTCACAGCATTAACAAACTGTGTATATTTTAGAAAATCAATCATACTTGAGTTCTTGGAAATTTTTCTTAGCAGTAAACTTTGCTGCAATATCTAATTCGACTTGCCCAGAGTCAACAATATCTGTTTGTGCAGATTCTTCAACATCATACAACCTCATCTTTGCTCTGTCAATACCAACACAGAATCTTTTATTCATTGTTGGATCATTGTATCTGTTCTTGAGTTGTTTGACCATGATCTGATTCATCTCCTCAAGTTCCTCCGTACTAATGAGAGCGAACATAAGATCAGCAGTGGCAGGGAGACCAAAGGATTCTGACGTATCAGTAAGGTCAACGTCACTACTACCAAAACCAGAACGAGTCGTCTGAGTGGCGGAGACGATAGGTACATTAGTCTCAACTGCAAGACCACGGAGTTCTTCAGCAATCGCTTTAACATAGGTATACGAGTTTACTATGGATCCTTTGTACCTACTAGAGGCACAGATATTTAGATAATCAATAAAGATAATATCAGGTTTGATACTTCTTTTCAGTGCTAAGTCATTGATCAAAGATTTAAAGTGTCCGACATGAGCAGACGCAGTAGGATATTCTTTGATGATTAACTTACCCTGTGTCTTCTTACCTAGTGCAACAATCTTTTTTTGAAACATTGTCTTAGGTAAATCAGATAACTTTTGAATAGGAATGTTCAAAAGATTAGAGTCAATCCTCTCTGCTATTTTTTCTTCTGCCATTTCAAGAGTAATGTATAAAACATTCTTACCTTGAAGTAAACAAGAAGATGCAACATGACACATAAACAAAGACTTACCAACACCTGTACCTGCTAGTGCAACGTTTAGTGTTTTGTTAGGTAGTCCACCTTTTGTAATCTTATTAAAGAACTCAAGATCAAATGGGATCTTGTCTTCCTTACGTTGATAGAAATCAAATCTTTCAGAGGCATTGTCTAGATAATCATGACCTACACTTTGATCAAACGATACACCAAGTGCCTCAGATAGTATCGTAGGGATAGCACCTTTGTCACGTTTGGAATCTTGACCGTCAGCAATCTTGACACTCTCCATAAGAGATAGGTAGATCGCACGCTCTTGGCACCACTTTTCCGTAGTATCAACGATCCAATCGTAGTCTGAGGTATCATCGGAAAGGACATTTAAAATCTCCAGTATAGTTTGAAACTGCTCATCAGTTAGATCAACTCTCTCCTGACATTCTATTGAAAGAGCATTAAGAGATGGCAAAGAATCATACTGACTTATATACTCATGGATCTCTAGAAAGATAATCTTATGAGACTTGTCAGTAAAATATTCTGCCTTTAAGAATGGAAGAACTTTACGAGCATATCTCTCATTATAGACGAGATTAGATAATATCGTGAGTTCTAGATTCATAAGTAATGCAAATAAGTTCCTAGAATATACTTGTCACTAGACACAGGTGGTAATCCTGCGTGTCTATACATCCAAGTAGGAGGGAATATTAATATTCTACCACGTTTAGGTGAAACTGACAACTGTAAGTTTGAGAAAGATGTTTCCCCTCCTTCTGCTACATCATTTAAATATAAAAATACTACAAGAAATCTACGAGCACTATTGTAATCATAGACGTCTACATGTTCTTTGAACTGATCATAATTATTTGGTTTATACCACTTCAAACGAAACTCTTCAAAGCAATACTTTGCAGGAAAGTCTGCACCCAACTGTAGATCGTCCATGTATAACTCTACTGCATCTACAAAATATTTTTCAAGTTTCTTATGATTATCTACCCATAGGGAATCTTGAACTTGTAATCTTTGAGTTAGGTTTAGTTGCGTGAATGTAGGTCTGAACTCTCTGTCAATATACTGGAGGTCGGACTTTCCAAACGCTTCAAGTATCCCCTGACAAAAATCATCAGGAACCATTGCATCGTACGTTCTAACATACTCTTCTAACTTAGTTGCCATATCTAAACTCTTTTGCTGCTGCTTCATCTAACTTCTGCATTATTTCCTCTGTGAAATACTTGGAGGGATCAGCAAGGATAGCAGAAGGATAGGCGGAAGACTCACCGACAACAACGCGATTGCCTTTCCGTTTGAAGACTCCATACTTCTCACCCAGTTCCAATAATCCATAATACCTATCCAGTCCACGGTCATAAAATAATCGTGTTTCAACTGTACTATTCTCCTTTGTTAAACGTGACTTCGCATTCTTACATTTAATAATATTACCAACTACGTCTTTCCCATCCTTTTCTTTTTTCTTAGAAAGATAGATGATACTTGATGCTGCATATTTTAATCCACTGCCTCCACCCATTTCTTTTGTAGGAATATAGGCACCTACTACATCATATGTATGGTTAGTGACAAGTAAAGGAACGTTTGCTTTACCTAATTTTAATGTCAATACTCTGAATATAGACTTAACAACCTGTGCTCTTGTCATATCTCTAGTCTCTTTACCTGCTTCAGAGTCTTCTACTTCTTTAGATGTTGATAACATACCCAATGAATCAAGAACAAACATCATAGGTTTCTTGTCATCCATTGTCATATACTTGTCTAGGATCTTGATTGATTGTAGACGAAACTCTTGTACTGTAGTCACAGGTACAATCAACATACGATTAGAATCTATACCTCTATCTTCGATCATCTGCTTTGATATAGCAGATTCAGACTCAAAATATATTACTCCTGCGTCTGGATTAGACTCAAGAAAATGTTGAACAATGCCAAGACAAAAGAAAGTTTTACCAGTGCTAGACTCACCTGCGATAGCAGTGATCTTATTGCCTGGTACACCCCCATAAATGCTTCCAGAGCAGAGAGCATTAAAGATATAGCTACCAGTGTCAATGTAACCGCTAGTATCTCCTGCTGAAACACCGTCGGATACAAGACTAGCATATTCATTACCAATTTCACTTGCAACATCCTTTAA